TCCAAGCGATGGATGGGCTCGACACATGACCTAATCAAAGCAGGAAACCGTCTATATAATATGGTCCTAGAAATCTGCTTAAATGATTTTATGAATCAGCCAGGGGTGCCAGAGTTGTATGACATCGACGACACCTTGCGCCATTGGAAAAAAACAAACACTCCAAACTTACAACCGTCTAAATAGATGTCTTATGGGGTGTCCGGGTGGGTTGATAGGTTACTGGCAATCAATAGGCAGTACGCCTTTAGTTCTCTTAAAGTCATATCGAGTTTAATCTGGTTTGCTCTTGGGCAAAGCCATTGAAGGTTGTCTGAGTGGTCGGTACCGCCGCGTGACGCTGGTATGATGTGATCTACTTGCGCTGTTCTGTTTAACTTCTCTTTGGTTAAAGCACATAGACCACGTTGTTTCTTCCATTGGAACATAAGAGCAGAAGCAAGAGCCATAGGTTTTTGAAATGAAAGGCCGCCTCTAGCCTTTGACTTAATCATCATAGCTTTGTAATAAAAGAAACGGCGCTTAATCCAATTAGACTTAATGGTTTTTACTTTATTACGGTTTGCCATATTCCATTTTCTCGATTGTTTGAGTTTTTTTTGTGGGTCTGCATCATATCGTTTCTTGGCTTGAAGACGGCATTTCTCTTTCATTTTGTCACGGTACTTATAATAGTAACGTAACCTCTTTGACCTGTCTTCTGGTGCAATCATTTTAAGGTCTTTGGCTTACTGTGATGCGGGAACAGGCCAACCGCGTCAGCGTTAACCGTGAGTCTTATCTGCTTCGCCCGCTTCTGTGCCCACATATGAGACCGACCATACATCTTGCACAGCGTACGCGAGCCGAGACAGCCGGGCAGACTGAGCGACCAGCGTACCAGCTCGACGTGTCGACGGAAGGCGTGGCAGTCCGAGAAAGCGACGGCATCAAAGAACGCCTTGAGCATAACACCAACGTGATCGCGGGAGATGAACGTCTCGGCCTCGTGCCTTACGTTGTCCGTGTCCACCGTTGCCCAGGCTGGATGGTTGGGGTCGATGTTGAAGATGTGCCGGCTCTGCACCATCTCGCGGTATGGGATGACACCAGCCTCACGCATCTTGTCCTGCGACTTCTTGGACTGCTTAAAGAACCACGCGTCGAAAGACTTGGCTTCCTTAGCCGGTGCGGTGAGGTCGTTCAGCGACATGGGTCGTCCTCCTGTTTGTCCATGACTGTCTTCCAGAGTTTTAAGTACGCGTTAAAGCGGCGGGCCTTCTCTCTCTCGACGCGGGAAGGGATAGCCCGAGATGGTGGGGGCATCGGCTTGCGCTGCTTAGGCGGCTTGGACTTTTTAACCACAGGCATAGAGTGTAAGGTCTTTAGGACAGCGTAAGTAAATTATGCAGTCGGTTGCTTGGTGAGGTTTACCCATAGGCCGACAGCGCCGTCATAGGACAGTAGGCCGTGACGTTTGACGTGCCGATAGAAGGACGCAGGGTCTACCTGTTTCTGTTCGCAGTACTCGTCGACGATCAGAGTCTTTAACTCTTCCTTGGTCATCCTGTCCGGTAGTTCCGAGAGGTAGTGTTTAAGTCTGTCTGTCTTCTTGTCCCTGACTGTCTTTGCTCGGGCTGTAGCTCGCTGGCGTATAGACTCCATTAGGTCCGGCTTTTCTCTCCAGGCTTTCTGCCTGTAGCGGGTCATCTGTAACCGTGCTAGGATAACTTCCCTAGGGGTACGTTTTCGGGATGGGTTAGGCATCGCGTTAAACTATATGACTAGGGAGACGACTGCCTGACCGAAGGGATAGGCTAAGGAGTCTCTTACCTTACCTCGAAGAGGGAAGGACGGACTGTCACAAGGACTGTCACAAGGCAAAGGCTTTAGGATTTGGGTCACTATCGAGGGGGGCTTAGGGGGGTAGAGGCTACGAGGATACCAACCTAGGCACTAAAACGCCGTGGCGACCCCTTGGCGGGGCTAGGAAGTGGGGTCTGCGGGGCGACTGTGGACTGGCTTCGGCGTTCCCAAGCGATGCGTCCTTGCTCTCGGGAGTGACGGAGGGGGATAGACGAAGTGTAGTTACCCTGGTCGTCCTTGAGTCCGGCACGTCCACCGCGCTTAGGGATGCGAAGGGTGTAGAAGGGCTGCTCATCTAGGCCTTCGGCGGTCGGGTCTTTGGTGAGTACCATAACGGAGCGGTGCCAGTTGGCGAGTTCAGCGCTACCACTACCAGCGTACGCGAGGTCACCGAGTGACGTGGACTTGTCCTTGGACGGCTTAGTGGTATGGTGGACGGAGAAGAGGATGACGCCCGTGTCTTGGAGGACGGGCTGAATGATGTGACGCAGGAAGTGGGACGCGGCCTCCTGATCGGATAGGTCAACGCCGGCGAACCCGAGGATAGGGTCAATCCAGACGCAGTCGGCCTTATGGCGGGTCACTAGCTCGCGGAGGAGTAGCCCGAAGGCCTCGCCTGTCTTAACGGCCTCGCGGTAGTAGAAGACTCGGTCGGCTAGTTGGTCGATGAGTTGCGAGCCCCGAGGGATGCCCATGCCGTCGAGCGTACCTTGGATAGACTCAGCGACGTCCATCTCGTCGTTCTCCGATTGAATGATGACCGAGGTCAGCGGACCCTTGCGGGACTTGATGCCGAAGAAGTCATGACCAGGAGCGAGGGCGAGGGATAGGGCGGCGTGGGTGACGAGGGCTGACTTGCCAGCCCCAGTCTGCGAGACGAGGAGGCAGGAGCCACCGCGGCAGAGGAAGCGGTTACCGAGGACGCAGGAAGGGTCTAGGTCTTTGTCGGAGGCGACCATCGTGCGGAAGTCGAAGGCCTGAGAGGTTTCTTTGCCGTGCCCCTTGCGCCGTGTCAGAGACTTGGCAAGTTGCTCTTGGGCGAGGACGATGGCCTCGGGGTCAGCACCCGCCTCGTTAACGACCTTAAGGACGGCACGGGCTTGCTCACCAAGTCTGCGTAGGTTAAGGGCTTTAATCACCGCAAGCGACCAAGCGGCGTTCGGCTGAATGAATTGCCCGGTGGTCGATAGGTCCGAGACGGTGAAGGCCTCGACGGGTGAGCCGAGTTCTCGAAGGCGCTGCGTGACGGTTAACTCATCGGGGGCTGTCCCCTCGTCGATGAGCCCGCTGATCGCGGCGGCGAGGTCTTGATGCTGAGGCTCCCAGAAGTCGGACGGGATGAGCCCATCGGGTAGCGGTAGGCTTTGGGCGATGCAGACGGCAAGGATGTGCCGTTCCGCGTCTAGGGCAGAAGGTGGGGTGGGTTCCATGGCTTGGAGGTGGGGGACTAAGGGGCTTAGGTCTTACGAGGTCGAGTCATTTCGCCGTAGTGGGCGACAGGGTAGGGTTTGGCGTCTCGCCGGATGTTCACGCGATAGGTCTTCTCCTCGATTAGGCCCAGCTGCATCCCCTTGATGACGTACTCACGGGCGGCGTTGCGCTTGCACTTCCAGACCTTGGCCCACTGGTCGATAGTACGGAAGCCTTTAGCGGGCTTCTCGGCTGTCTTGTGGATAGCCGCCATCACTCGGAGGAGCAGCGCGTCAGGCTTGCGGTGGCTCATGGGGTAAAGGTCTTAAGTTCTGTCTGCCAGATCCAGACGCCGCCCATCTTGTGCACGAGCCAAGCCTTGTAGTCGCCGCCCTTTGTAACGAACCCAGCGACAAACCCTGAGCCCCAGCGGGAGGTGGCTAGGCGGTGGGCCGCGTAGGCCATCTCGTCCTTACGGCATAGGCAACCAGCGGAGAAGGCGTTACCGCCCCCGTGCTTGGTCAAGGCGACGCTTGCGAGGTTGTGGGTGTGTCCGTGTATCAAAGCCCCGCCGTAGGGTGCGTAGTGCAAGCCCTGGACGACGGTGGCGTTGGCGCCGTGGGCGTAGCCGTGGACCATAGCGACAGGGCCGAGACGATAGACTCCCTTGTCAGCGTGGTAGGGCAGGATAACCTTGGCCCCGTTCTGCCTTGCTACGCGGTTGATGCGGTCCTTGAGGTCGGTGCAGTAGTCGCGGACGATGGCCTGACCGTGGCCCTGCATGGAGTCTAGCCGGTGTTCGTGGTTGCCCCAGAGGTAGACGTTGGGCTTCCACTTGGCAAAGAAGTCTTCGCCGGCCTCGATGTCCTCTTGGAGGGACTCAGCGCCTTCCTTGTCTGACCCGACGCCCTTACGGAGGGAGCGGAAGTCGTAGTGATCGCCGCCGGCTATCTTGACGTCTGGCTTGAAGTCCTTGGTGAACTCGTACAGGGCCGCGAGGGCTTCAGGGTCTGCCATGTCGCCATGCGAGTCCGAGGCGAAGATAAACTTGGTAAGTTTGCTCATGAGGGGTTTCGCAAACCACGGCGAACGTCGTCCTCGTGCTTAGTAAGGGGCTTGCCTTTGTGTCTGCCGAACTTCTCAAAGTGGCTGCGGAACTTGAGCCCTTGACGGACGGCAGAGTTATACATCCCTGGAGCGGAGAAGCCGAACTTCTCGGCGGTCTCGGTGGCGGTCAACCCTTCGGCGATGCCCTGAGCTGCGGCCTGAGCCATCGTCAGCCGTCCCTTGGCTAAGAGGTTGTTATGCTCGTCGTTGAGGCGGTGCGTGTGGGTCGTGCCGCGTCCCCACTCGAGACGGCGCCGACAGCCGGGAGGCCAGATAATGCCATGCCGACAGACAAAGGCCTCGATGGTCTTTAAGGGTACGCCCGCAATCTTGGCAGCGTCAGCAGTTAGCCAGGAGCCACGGATGGCTTCCCTGATGGCCTTGGCAATGTGTCGGTCGGTCGGGTCTTTGTAGTCGTCTACCCGGATGTGTGGCTTAGAGTCGTAATGGGGACAGGTGGCGAGAAAGCGGAGGCGGTCGATTGATACGCCCCAGCACCTTGACATCTCCGCAAGCTCGTCGTCGGTGGGCGTTGCCACGAGTTAGAACTTGTCCGACCCCTTAGCGTCCTTCCAGAGTTGCAGTATAAAGGCGGTCTCTTCTTCGGTGTTAACCTCGGCAAGGTAGTCGGTCACTTGGTCACCGGCCTTGATAAGAGCGTCGATGCCGTTGCGGTATCGGTTCAAGTCCTTCTCGGAGATGACGACCCACTGACCGTCCTCGGTCATCTTGAGCGTGTTGCCGAGTTGGACGTTCAGCGCGTGTAAGGCGGCGACCTCCTTCTCGAGTTCTTCAATGCGTTCTTGTTTGGTTTGTTTACGGCTCATAGTTCTAAATGCTTGGCGACCGACTTGCCCACGTCACGGATCATGGCGGCGCTGTTAGGTTGGAAGGCGTAGGTTTGGGTCGGGATGCACCCCTCGAGCATCTCGCGGATGCTGGCGGCCTCTTCGTCGTTAGCCGGGCCGATGCCGACGGTCTCGATGTGCAAATGAATAAACCTCCAGCCGCGGATTTCGTTCATCAGCTGCTTAGTGACGACGACCTCGTTGATGTAGCGGGTGTCGGTGACGACCACGTGCCCACGCTCACGGCTGGCGGCCTCGGTGAGGTTGTAGACGAAGACGTCCTTATGGATAGACCGGGCGAACCGACCCATAGCGACGAGGGTCTCGCGGTGGGTGGCCTTGATGCTATCGTCGTGGAAGTTAACCGACAGCCCTAGGTTGATGGAGAAGTCGTTAGCGGCGTCCTTAAGGGCATCAGCGAAGGCAATGCGTTTGACGTTAGCGCTATAACGGGTCATCCCCTCGGCGAACGTGTCCTTCCCGCTCCTGGCGTAACCAGACAGGAGGACGATGGTCTGCGGGGGCTTCACCAGTCGGTCGGGGTTGGGATGGTCGACGCGGCAACGCCCTTGCCCTTGGGAAAGTTTATCTTGTATTTGAATTGAGGACGGCCCTGCCACTCGCCGTCGGGGGTTACTTCAACCTCGACCTCGAAGTGTACGTTGGTCGCTGGGCGGATGTAGTCGAGGAAGTCGGGGACGGAGAGGTCGGCCTTAGGCTCGGAGACATACTTGCCGGAGATTTTGCCGACCAGCATGGCAAGGCTCTTGCCGTACTTGGTGCCGTAGCTCTTGGAGAAGCAGAGGCCTTCGGCGGTCTTAAAGAACAGGCGGGCACCGACGCCGTCGTCGTAGACCTTGACCTTGTCTTCTTTGGGGAGGGACATCTTCAGGACGTACTTGCCGGTCTTGTCGATGGTGGTGAGTGGGGGGCGGTCGTTTGGGTTTTCCATGGTGTGTTATTGGTTAGGCGAAGTTGATAGGGGCAAGGGGAGCAGCGGAGGTCGGGCGGGCGATGACGATGACCTCGGACGGGTAGGCGGGCCACTCGTTAAAGGACTTGCAAACCTCATAAGCCTTGATGGCAGAGAGCATAAGGGCCTCGCCTTCCGCGATCAGGTCTTGGTGCAGCTCGAAGACGGCGGTCAGATACGGCGCCTCTTTCTCGACGACCAGGAGACGAAACCCCTTGGGGCGTACACCAAAGTTGAGTTTGCAGAGTAGGAGATACCACGCGGCCTGCAATTTATAGTCATCGGACCAAATAAGCTGTTTCCCGAAGCCCTTAGGCGTGGCCTCTTCCATCGTCGTCTTGATGTCGTAGACGTACCCGTCCGCGGCGATCAGGTCGAGGGAGCCCTTGATAGGCACCATATAGTCAGCGGTGAGCATGACCTCGGTGGCAATAGGGACGATGTTATAGCGACCCATGGCGATACGCAGGGCGTCCGAATAGGAGAGGGCGTTATCGTACTCGTCAGCCTTGCAAGGCACGTCACCGGGCTGGAGGGTGGACTTCCAATAGGCGT